CTCCGCCGCCCTTGAACATGTTTTTTATGCCTTCCCATGCTTTTCCAAAGATATCCATGAGCGCCTGAAGGATCTCGCCTGCCATGCTCTCAAGTCCCTTGATGATGGCTTTTATGATATCAACGCCGACTTTTATCCAGTCAACTTTTAAAATCGCATCTACTACGCCAGCCATGAGGGTGACAGCCGCGCTCACAATGTTGGGCAATGCCTGGAGCAGTCCTGCAGCAAGCTCTCCGACCAGCTGGATACCTGTCGTGATGAGCTCAGGCAGATGCTCGAGGAGCGTTGTGAGGAGTTGCTGAAATACCTCTGTTGCTGACGCTACGATGTCGGGTAAGCTCTGGGAGATACCCTGCACGAGATTAACTATGAGCTGTACGCCTGCCGATAAGATCTGAGGGGCTAACGTAATAAATGAGTTCACGAGCGAGTTAACAAGCTCGCCCGCTGCTGAGATCATCTCAGGGAGTCCCGATACGAGACCGCTCACGAGCTGAGTTATCATGCTCACTCCACTATCCAAGAGCCCCGGTAGTGACTCGGAGAGTCCTGCCGTGAATTCTTCGACCATGGCTGCAGCCTGGCTCAAGAGCTCAGGGATGCCTGTCGTGATACCGTTAACGATAAAATTGACGATGTCCGTGCCACTTGTGCCGATGTCGCCTCCGGCGTTAGTGATGCCGGATATGAGTCCATCGATGAGCGATGTCGTGAGTGAGACCGCTGCCTCAAGGAGACTCGGTGCGAGCTCGATCAGAGCATTGCCCAACTGCATGATGATCTGAGCTGCGCCCTCTCCAATTGCGTCCGCGTTATCTGCCACCCCTTGAACTATTTGGGTTATCAGACTCGTGCCCTTGTCGATGAGATCCGGCAGGATCTCTCCTGCGCTTGAGAACATGGACATAAGTCCGTCCGCGACCATGTTGATGCCGCCATCATCTCCGGAAAATGCTGCACTGAGTCCGTCCATTATTGTCGTTATGGACGGCAAAAATTCAGAGACTGCATTATTAGTCAATCCCTGCATGGAGTATTGCAAATTCTGCAAAGAGTCCTGAAATGCTGCGGAATTTTTCACGGCTTCATCGGACATAACTCCGCCAAGGTCATGCACCTGCTTACGCATTGCCTCAGTGTCTTCTGCACTGGTATTGAGCAATGGTCCCAGCTCCATCGCGCCACGTCCAAAGAGCTCCGTCGCAAGTCTCGATCTCTCTGCCTCGTCTTCTACGCCCTGCAATCCAGCAACAACTTTGTTAAATTGTGCCTCTTTATCGAGCCCCTCGAGCTCTTTGGTGCTGAGCCCCAGCTCGGCAAACGCCTCACTCCCAGATGCCAGCTCTTTTGTGAGCGTCTTCATCGCAGGCTTTAACGCAGATATTGAGGTTCCCGAGTGCTGTAGGATAAAGTCCCACTCTTGGTATCCCTGCGCGCTCATGCCTAGCTTTTGGCTCATCTTATCTATAGTGTCGCCATATTCCGCAGTATTTGACGCTGCACTCATTATTCCGGTCGCCAGTCCTGTGACTGCTGTCGTTGCTGCCGCAACTGCTCCGGCTGCGACCTGTCCTGCTCCCGACAGGGCGCTCGCGAGGCTTCCTCCGAGACTACCTCCGAGGGTTTTCCCCGCAGATTCTCCGGCATTGGCTGCCTCGCCGTCTAAAACGCTCGACAGACTTCCGGAGATTCCTTCCGACGAGGGAATTATCTGCACGTATGCGGTTCCGATCGTGTTTTCTGCCATGCCGTCACCTCTTAACTATGGTCTTTCTATATGCTTCAAAATCTTCTATCGAATCGAATCCGACGACAGACTCATCCTCTGCTGAATCGATGAGCGAATCGACGATTTTTTTCGGATCTTTCCAAACTAAAAGCGACAGCCTGTCCACGGCTGCCGCTAATAAAACTGTACTCATGGGGGCTTTTAACCCTGCCATTTTTGATTTAACTCTTGAATCCTGACGCAGTCCTGCCGCGAGAGTAGCTGCCATGCCACAGTCGAGGCTGTAGATATCAAATACGTGATATTCCTCAACAAAATCGCAGGTCAGCTCATCCTCATAGTCGAGCATGCTCGCCAGGATCAGGAGTTTTTTACTGCTTTACTTTTTTCTTTTGCGAGCATAACGATTTCATTTGTCTCCGCTGCCATTTTCATGGAATCAATAAATCCATCCGCATCGGCGACGTGCTCGCTCAGCTTCTTCTCTCCATCCTCTCCAAGCACGAGCAGTATCATGTTAAAAACGCCCTGCATCTGGAGCATCGGATCAGTCTGCTGCATGTCCCTGAGGGCATGGATAAAGCGCCAGTCCCTCAGAGCATTCTCGTTTACATGCCATTTAAATCCGCTTTTGGTCTCTACTTCTATCATCCGTCACCTCATGCCGACTGGGTCAGCTCTCTGTGAGTATCTCCGTCATATCCTGCATACGGCAGAGCTGTGATGGTCGTGTCGTATCCAACCACGTCGCCGTCGTTATATACGATATCGCCTGTTGCGCTTACCTTGCCATTTGGTACGATTATCCGGCGATATGCTCCATTTAGAGCGAGCTCGATCACGTAGACCGCAGCCTCCAGCTCGTTGGCGTTGGCTCTCACGGTCGTGATGCCTGTCTGAGAATCGGTGCTCACATTGTTGGAGCCAAAAGTCATCTTCTGCACTTCCTCATTAAGCGCTTCGACTGCCACAAATTTGAACGTGTCAGTCTTATCTGTCTGAGTCGTCATGATGACCGCGCCGCCCCAAGCCTTGATCTCGTTTGAAGTACGAGCCTGACTGTTTGTCAGACCTGCATCTGAGATATATCCAAGGGATACATATGCAGAGTCCAGCGCTGTCTCGACGTCTGTCGGGAGTGATGTTCCTAATGGTGCGCGAAAAATCGCGCCCGCAATCTTAGGCTTGCCGACAGTTACTTTCGTTGCATCTGCTGACATTATGTGCCTCCTTCGTTATCATAAAATACAATTATGTAAACTGCTTGGTATCTGTACATCTTGCGTGACAAGTCGTTAAATGGCGTGTAGGTATCAAGTGACGCACCGCCTATCTCCATCCGCTCGACAAGCTCATCCGCTGCCCGCATGACTGCTCTATTTAACTGCTCCGCCTCGTATTTCGAGTGGGAGTAGCTCTGTAGAGCTGCCGTGGCAACATATACGCCCTCGCCGATCTTGCGGACTCCTGTCACGTCAATCAAAACAAAAGGACGCACGAGTCCGTCTGGCTTTTCCAGACAGACAGGCACGTCCAACTTGTCCTCAAAATATGCTTTTAAATATGCTTCGATCATATGAGCGCCCTCAATAGCGTGTTGTTTTCTGCATTATCTCTATAGGCTTCTGCAGATGCTGTCGTGACTCTTGCCGACGCTCGGGTTTTTCCCGGCTGAACATCTATGTCCGTGTCAATGCCTGCATTGGCTGCGACTCTCTCTGCATATGTCCATAGGACTGTCTGCATTTCTAAAGAATTCATCATCCCGATGATTCCATCGCTATTCAATTCAATTCTGACATTACTCATAACGTTCAACCTTTATCTGAGTATTCCAGGGGATTCGCGCGGGGATATTGGCATCGGTCTGGATCAATGGCGGACCATATGTCCGATATCTCTCTCCTCGGATAATGACCTCGACGTCCGTCCAGTTGTGCGTGTCGCCCTTGGGGATTCCGAGGACGAATGCAGTCCGGCGACCGTTTAAGTCATTTGTTTCGACGAGAGGATCTGCGGCAGGATTCCCGACGCAGACGTTTTCTACCGGATCATACTCCGGCTCGCCGTAGATCGGCGCTCCCATTGGATCCGTATCGACCTGCTCTTTTATCACGAGGATAACGGTCTCGCCTTTTATCATACGTGACCTCCCTCCAAGGCGTCCCATGCTCCATACCTTGGGCGCGTCAGACCTAACCGCTTTAGGTCTTTGTTAAGGATGGCTAGTCCTCCGCCCGTGTTGGTATATGTACCCGACCACGAATATCCGAGCGCTGCCTGTGACTCCTGCGTGAGCGTTGATGCTCCCAGAGAGCTCTGCTGCTCTATCTGCCTATTTACGATATCGCAAGTCACAGATTTGGCTACGGTCTTGAGGTCGGGATCGCTTGCGAGCATGGCGTCGAGGTCTCTGCTCCTCTTCCGCGCTTCGGTCCTGAGGCTCGCGCTCACTATAGGGATCAGCTGGGCAGCTCTCTCCAGCTCTTCGCTCGTCAGACTGTAGAACGCCGCCATGTCTTCAACTGTCGCATAGTTAGTCACGAGTCCTCACCGCCTTCCTTTTCTTTTTCTCAGTTTTCTCTGAGGAAGCAGGAGCGTCCGCCTCAGGGATGCGCTCCCACCGTCCTCCTCTGAGCTCTGAGCTCACTGAGATAATTGCTCCGGTTACTGCATTTCTGTATCTGATCATCACGCGATTCGAGCGAATGCAGTGCCGTCGAGGATTCCCCATCCGATATATGTCTCAGCTCTGAGATATACCTGGTTGAAGCCCTTAAGGTCATGACCGGAATTATCCGGATCGCCGTACGGGATCACTTCGAGCGGGATCTCCTTTGCATAACCCCATTTAAGAGCGTTAGCAAAATCGCCGACATATGCGGAAATGCCTGAGCTGTTGAATTCAACAGTGTTGTTAACATCTGCAGGGATTCCGTTAAGTGCTCCAGGATTTCCTCCGAGCATAAATGCAGCGAACGGAACTGTCTGACCTACTGTCACGGGTGCCAGGGATGCGGCGAATGTCTTGCCGAGCGCATATCCTGTCACGTCATAGTCCCCGATTGCTGCCACTGCGGACTCAAGATCTGCGAGCGGTGCGCTTGTGGCTGTGACTGCAGTCACGTCTGTGTTGGTGTCGAGAGAATTTGTGCCGATCTGGCTTGCTGCGCTTCCGGTTCTCGGGTTAACACCATGCATCACCATGATATCGAGACCGCGTGCAACCTTCTTTGCATAACCTTCTGCAAAGTCCTTAAGCATATCGATCTGCTTTTCCTCGGAGGCATAAAGGAATTCATCGGATACCCTTGCACCGTACTCAACCTTGACGGGCTTCATCTGCACGGGTGCAAGCACTACAGATCCGGCACTCTTGGACTCGTTCTCGCCGAGCAGAGCAACCTCGTCCTCCATCGCAAAAGTCATAATATCGTTACCGTTGAATGCGACAGGAGTCTGAGCTGCGAGTCTTGCGATAGAGCTGTGACCCTTAACCTTGTTAAACATCTCTGTGACTAATTCTGCCGGGAATATTGTTCCCTTTGATACTACGCCTGTATTATATACTGACATAATTATTCTCCTTTTAATTTTGAGAGCATACTTTTATATGCGTCATCTTTTCCAGTACCCTCAGTCCCTGCGAGTGGCGTTGTTTTCTTTGGCTGAGTTCCGAGGATTGCCTTGAGCGCTTCCGCGTCCTTTTTGATAGTTTCCTCGTCTTCTCCGCTAAGTCTGTCCGCCATTCCGTAGGGGAGACCCATGTCGTGCGCTATCCTGCTCTTAACCGAGGCAGTCTCGTACTTCTTTATCTGCGCATCGCGTTCCGCGAGAGTCTTGTCATAGTCTGCATATTTCTTTGCATTGTTTTCCGCTGCCGCCGTCAAGTCTGCAATCTGCTTGTTAAGAGCTTCGACGTCTGTCGGGGAGATATATCCCTCGAATTTTTTCGCCTCTGATCTTTTCGCCTGCTCGATGCGGTCGTGGATCATCTCGTTAAACTGCTCCTGAGTCTCAATTGGTGTAAATTCTGCCATTTTTTCTCCTCCGCCTTTTCCGTGGCGTAACGTATATATTATCAATGCTTGCGCATCAATAACTGATTCGTTGTTTTTTCCGCTCTTTTAAGTTTGTACACTGCCAGTGCGCTATTATTGCGCTGTCCATTAAAGCGACATCTACATCGTCACGTATGGATCTATAACCAAATCCGCCATTTGATCCGATTGTCCTCTTGTCACAATTTGACACGGACATGATCAGAGACGGCTGTCCTGCATGCAGGATGGTCTGCGCTGCGATTGCTTGGTCCCAAATCTGACATGCTGCGATAACTTCCTGCGTCTTGAGGATCGTGAGAGGCTTAAGGCGCTCTTTTTTCATCTCTTCCGCGAGGAGATTCGATGGAGCTCCATCCGCTGCCACATGCTTACATTGTGCAGCTTTCAAAAATGCAAGGATCCAGTCGCTTCCCTCTCTGATCGGACGGCAGTCAACAGTCTCGACGAATATCTTGCCATCCTCGGTCTTGATTCCAACCGACAGCGCTACATTGACGCCATCATGTCCATATCTGATCCCGACGCACATGTCTCCGTGCAACTTAGGCAGTCCAACGGTCTGCATCTGCATCCATTCCGCCCGACTTATGGCGCTCTTTTGGTTATATCTAAGCCATAACCCTAAGCGTTGGATGTTAAAGTCCACATCATCGCCAGATATCTCTGCCTGGATACTTCTCTCTGTGAGCTTATAGCCCATAGATGGATTCGTTTCGTACCAATATTCCCGGTCATGTGGATCCTGCTGCTTTTCGACTGACCACTCAGCCCATCCACAGTCCTCTTTGATTCCGTGCAGGATATCGTCTCGATAGCTGACGAATACAGTGCCAGACGACACTGCTGTCGGTGGCGTCCCGAGCATGATCGTCTGCGGGTTATCCGAATCGGTGACGATATACTTGAGCGCTGTCGCCTGATCTGTGGTATATTCTTGTGCCTCGTCAATTATCAGCAGGTCATATCCTTCGCCTAATCCTCCGGAGCTCGTCCTCGTCCTAAAGTTGACAAGTCCGCGAGAGCCATCGGCGTGCTCTACTCGCTCAAGTCCAAATTGCTTGGTCGGTTTGTACGTATTTTCATCATAGACTTCGCCATTTTTGATCCGGCTTATCTCATCCATGCCCGCTGCCGTTAGGAGCTGACAGAATCGTTCCCACATGGAATGTGATGTCGATGTCAAATGTGCAGTGTACAGCACTCTTTCGCCGTGCATGTATCCCCAGAACATCCGCCCGAGTACATCCTCGGACTTTCCGTTTCGGCGTGGAACGGAATAACCAAATTGCTGATGTATCCACAATCCGTCATCATTAACCGCCATGATGTCAAATTCTAGCTGTACCTGCCACGGGAATGCTGTCCGTCCGGATTTCTCATAAAGGTCGATTGCCTCCTGCCCGAACGTCTTAGTATACGGAAGTATCACGGAAGTGGTCGGATCTTGGCGTCCGTACCGCTTCTCCATTTTTTACCTCCGTCTTATTCCTTGTCTTTTTCTTTGCTCTATGACATTTCTATCAGGAGCTCGTGGGCGTATCCCGTTGTATACGGTCTCCGTCCGTTTCTCCGACTTAAATGTGATTACGCAATGACATCCGTCATGCCGTCGCCAGACGTCACTGCCCGAGCCCTTTACTTCGTCGTAGTCATATTCTCCTGCGACTTCCTTGCACCACGGGCATTCCCAGTATCCTTTCTCATGGTGAGCACTCTGGTCAGTCTCTTCCGGATGGAATTCCCTGATTACTGTCGTCTTAAGTCCGAGCCGGCTCTGATAATCTGCATTGTCATGGATTGAATCGTCGACTGTTGACATGCTCGCATTCTCAAAACTCAGCCCGACGCTGTCAAACTCCTCCTCGATGTCGTCCATCTCAGAGATGAGTCTGTTCAGGCCGTCATATCTATCCTCTGGATAGTCTGCCGCTGCTGCGCCAAGATTTAAGCCATTCTGTCGATTGAGTGCTGTCTGCAGTGCTTTGTATAATTCAGCAATATTTTTATAGTTTCTCTTTTCTGTTGGTGGCAGGAGCTCCGTCACATCCTCATAGCTCACTTTTTTCTCTGGATAGAGCTCAAGGAGTCTTTTTCGGATCCGCTCTGCCATCTTTTTTCCTGCTAGTGATGCATACTCTGTCGCATCCTCTGTCGTTGCGGTTCCGTCTCTCACTTTTTTATATAATGCGGAGAGCTTCTCGTCTTTCCGCACGTCTGCAGCAAATTCTCGCTCGAGCTTTGCTGCTTCGTCTTTTAACTCCATATGCCCCTCCTCAGATGCCTGTCAAATCTCTCAGTTTTTCCTCATCAAAGTAATCCGGGAATGACTGTGATATCTTGAGGACTGCGTCGCCGATTCCTGAGAGCTGACTGATATCAGCCTCAAATATCGGTTCCCAGAGAGGTCTCTCGTTAGCGATCACGCCGCGATCATATGCTACGTCATCGCGCACACATGCAGCGAGATAGCCAACATTTCGGAATCCATTTCCAAAGGATCTTTGTGCTTTTCTTGCCTTGAGTCTCAAATTTTCATGAGACGCTTTGATCGCATCGGAGCTCGATGGATTTGCTGTCGGGAATCCGAGGTCGTCAAGAGTGAGCCCTGACTCTCCGGCGAACAGTGCTGCAAACGTCTTTAACTGATCCATATGTGGCTGCATGCTCTGCTGCGTGAATTGTCCAAGGGTCGGGACATTTCCATTCTCGTCTCGATCAAATTGGAGCATAGCAGACATAGCTGCACGCCACGTCTCCATCTGCTCGGCTTCCGGATCCGTTCCCAGGATATACTTTTGAGGGAATGAATAAAACTCAGCTGAGATCTCTGACCGCTTGATCGTGCGGACTGCTCCGCCTGTATAAGCGATGCAAGCTCTGGATATTATTGAGCGCCCAAACGGATGAGTCGCATCCGGCTTATGGATGATCGGAACCAACAACGGATAAGGTGCATTATTGACGAATATCTCAGCATTCTTTTCGCCTTTACGATATATCTCCGTCTGTCCCGGGAGAAAATATGCTTCAACGACTGCCCTATCCATGTCATCACGCTCAAGAACTGCATATCCTTCCAAGAGCATATTGGTGATAGGATCGATGACGCCTGTCGCATCTTTTCCATCGAGCGCTTGTAATCTCGGGAACCCATTTTCGTCCTCAGATATATAGATGAAATCGCATGCGCTTATGAGAGCGCCAAGGATCGCAGAGTCGAAAAGCACATCCGAGTTATTGAGTCGGAATATCTCCCAGATATTGAGGATGTCATCTCCTGCGAATCCTCGGAAAACTAATCTGTCAGCTATTGCGTCGACCGCTTTCGCGCTCCATCCTACGACCGAATTCCACGCCCTGAGACTTGGAGGAGTAGAAATCCCAAGGTCCACGGTTACGTTTTTCATGTCGTAAAACGTGTATTTCTGTTTTACCCACGACCTTTTTATATTGAGTTTATTGCGCAAGTATGCGAGTCCTTTGGGCATTTTTTGTACTCCTTTTGTTCTTTGTGTACATTTCCGCGAGATATTTTCCCA